CTGCCCATTGTTATTCGGTGTCAAGTAAGGATCATCTGGAGAAACAATTACAGAGTTAGCAAGAACTGTGGCAGGTGGGAATGCGAAAGTTTGCCACTTAGCGTTGTCAATTAGTGCAGTTGCTAGTGTCGTTCTTAAAGTCGTTATGGCTACAGGTGGCATGGGTCACCCGATCATGCTGGTAGGCGCGAGTGCGTGCGCAATCAATCCTCTTACCTTAGCGAGTAGCTGTGCGCTCATTCGATAAGGTGAGGGCTGGAAATCGACTGCGTTACTGCCTGAAAGGGTGGCTGTACGCGCTTGCCAGATCTCAACAGCGATCATCAAAGCTGCATTCTGAACTGCCGTGTCTAAAGTGTAATCGACATAAGTGTCGCCTGATACTGTGCCAAAAGGTTGGACTGGATGCTCTACTGCTGGCACATTGTTATTGCCTGTGATGTTGTAGGTGATGTTGTAGTCGCCTACTCCAGTAAGAGTCTTAGATCCATTGTGCTTCGATCCGTTGCCAGTAATGTTTACTACTTGCCCGACATAAAAAACCTTCTCTACTTTGTCCTGAAAGTAAAGAGTGCCAGTAGTGGCTGTGTTGCTATGAGAAATGTTGAAATAAGAATTAGTCCAGAGCATAGGCAGTAAAACTGCATCGGATGCATCACAGACTTCTTGCAGGGTGGCATCTGGGTACAGCGTACCGACTCCGAGTGTTGATCGGAGTTCTGCGACTGTGGTTAATGCCATTGCTTTCCTTTCGTAAGACTCTAGGGGATCAGAGGGCTACTGACCCCCTAGAGCGACTTAGTAACCTATTAAGTTAGGTTGAACTTACGAACGCCCTTACCTGACTTAGCAAGATAGATTGCTAGGTATCCGTAAAGGTTGATTTCGATTTCGCCTGATGTCAAAACATTGACACGAAGCTGTGTTTGTGGTGATTCCCAGACATAGACTGAAGATGGCGCGACAAGGAACATTGAGTTATCGACTACGCCAGATGTTGTGATGTTGTGATCCACAATGAGGTCTGTGCCAAGAATGTTTCCGCGAACAGATGAAGCTACTGCTGAACCTGAAGCGTTCTGTGTTGCACCCTGTGCTGAGTACAGCGCACGACCAGTAGTATCAGCGAATCCTGCGATTGCTGCCCAAGCGTCAGTTGAAGCAACTAGCTTGTTAGCGAAGTCTCCACCTGTACCCTTGTAAGCTGCTGCGCCTTCTACTGAGATGAATGATTGCAATCCAGCTGCGGTTGCTGCTGTTGTCGCTGCTGTTGTTCCTGCTGAAACATAAGCTGCTAGAAGTGCTGCATCTGTTGCCTTCTCGTAAGATTTACGAAGTTCAGCCATCAAAAGCTCCATGAATGCAGGCTGGCTGCGGTCGATCAACTCGAAGCTCACGCGGTTTAGCGCACTGAACTTGTTGATGTCGATAGTGTCATAACTTGAAGTCATGCCTGTCTCAGATGGTGCTGCACCTTCGTTAGTGTCTGCAGTTGTTGGTGCAACATCTGGAGTGCTCGCATTAGTATAAAGGCGGGGCACAGTAAATGACATACCAGATGGCAAAAGAGCGGATCTTGTTGCAGCCTCAAATGCTGGTCGTCCAGTAAATGTATCTGTGATGAATGTGTCTAGGTGTGGTGCAAGTGTCAAGCCTGTGTTTGTTGATGTTGAGTCATCTGCTGCGCGAACTACGCGGCGTGCTTCGTCATCACCAAGTGCTGCCTTGATGTTAGCTTCTAAGTATTGTGCTGAAGTGATTGGTGCTACGCGCTCGCGCACGAATGTAGTTGCTGTCACTACAGTTGGGCGAGCAGCTTCAACCGCTGCTGCTTCTACTGCTGGTGCTGCAACTGTCTCTGGAGTATTCTCCACAGCTGTCTCGCTTTCTGTTGGTGTGATTTCTTCTTCTACTGCTTCTGGATTTTCCTCAGCAGCTACATCGATAACCTGAGCAGACTTGAATGCTGGCTCTGTTACCAATGAAACTTCTAGCAACTTGGCAGCGGATACGAACATCACGTTGCCCTTCTGCTTTGACTTAATTACTTCTACGCCTACTGAAAGACCTGACTGCAATCCTTCTTCTGCAAGGATAAGAGCTTCTGATCCACGATTAGATCGTGAGACCTTGAAAGATGCATAGATGCCATCTTCTTGCTCTGTGAATTGTGTTGCCTTGCCTAGTGGCTGGCGTGAGTCATGCTGATTAAGTAACTTGACAGTCTTAGGATCTTCTGGAAGTGCGATTGCGCCCTTCTCGAATACGACCTTACCTGCTGAAGTGTTACCCACTTCGCCTGTACCTGCTGGCACGATCTTGCCTGAGATTAAGCGTTCTTCAACATTGGCAATAAGCCCTGCTGTGAAGGTGATTACTTGGTTTTCCATTATTGGATTCCTTCGCTGCCGTTAGGCGTTAGATTTTCCATCTCCATAGCTTGTTCAACTGTGATTAAGCCTAGAGATAACATCTTTTCAATCACTAGCAAGCGTTCCATTGGTTCAGTTGCTAGGAATGATGAATCGACATCAAAGCGAACTGCATTACCGCGAGCAGTAATGTCATCCATTGATAAACGATCCTGAATTGCATTTACATAAGGCGCAAGGCTTAGAGAGAAGAATTGCTTACGCTCGTCTAAAACATTCGCATAGGTCATTGATGTATTGGCTTCTGCGCTTAGAAGGTAAGCAGGAATCGAGCATAGGCGAGCGATCTCAGTTGCCAAGAATTGTTGCGCTTCGTCATACATCATGTCTTTAGGTGAAAATGATGTTGGTTGGTATTCCAGAGTGCTTGTCAAGTATGCAGTTGAACGATTTTGTCTTGCGTTCTTCCATGCTGCAAGAAGTCCAGCAATCTCTTTAGGATCTAAATCTGCGCCATTGTTGCGAAGAACTCCAGATGGCATTGGTGTGCTTGCTGACAAGACTGCTGCTTTACGAAGATCGATTGCAGCTCTAATTGTTTCAGATCCGCGCTCTAGGATGCCTTCATCAAATGACTGGAAGGTTACGATGGAACCAAGACCAGACATAGGTACAGCAACCGCATCGATAAAGTATTGGGTGACAGTCATTCCATAAAGGTCTGTCGTAAATGTAACCTTGACATTGGGAATCCATTGGAAGCGAGAAGGTCTGCCATCTTCTGCATAAACTTCTGTAACCTGCCAATAAGCAACGCCATACATAAGCAATGAATCAACAGTCCACGCCATTGTTACAGAGCGTGGCTGGTTAATTGCTGGCTGATCAACCCAGACTGGATTTCCTAATTCTTCACCTGTTGAAACGCGATAAAGGTTAAGCGGTAGTCCACCGATAACGCCTGAGAGTAAATTGCGGCAACGAGCTACAGATGGAACTGACATTGCTTCATTGCGATTGATTCGCGGCATGATGTAGTTATAGAGCGAGTTAAGATTTTCGCCCATAATAGAAGGGGCGTATTGCGCTAAAAGCGATGAACGCTTATCGTCAGAGATTGCTTCAGTTTTGCGAAATAGACCCATAGACAGAAACTATAGCATTTGTCAAGCAATTAGACAATGTGCTATGGGTGTGTCTAACCATAAATCTGCGGCTTAGGTTGAGGGAGCATTAACTTACTCACGACCATTGCTAAGCCAATAGGTGCTGAGATGTCTCCAGCACTTTTACGCCTAATCAATCTCCACGAAGAATCGTTAGTTTTAGCAGCTGTGTTGGTGAACTGCTCGATCAATTCCTTAGACCCATTGTGGACAACGCGCAAGTTAGTCAATCCTTCTAGCAAGTCGCCGCACGCCTTATAGAACTGCTGACCTGACACATCTTCAACCATCACACCTGAGTTAGCAAGTCTGTCTGCGATTGTCTGTGTTGCATACTTGTCAAAGCAGACAAGGCGCGGCTTATACAGATCAACCCATGACTTAATGCTTGCAGCCATCTTCAACTCATCGATTGCAACCTGAGAGCTATAGGTCTCCATGATTCCAATGCCGATTCTGCCGTCACTAAGAAGTTGCCCTGCGACTAACGAGCCATTTCTACGACTCGGACTTACATCGAAGCCGAATACTGTATAAGCACCTACAGTCATCTCTAGAGTGCTGTCAGATGAGTTTTCAAGTACCCCTGTGCTGAACGGACAGGATAGGCTGGAGATCCATTGGCATAAGGTCTCGGTTCTTGCAGCTTCCATCGTTGAAGATGCAATAGTTTCCTCAATAGCTTCTTCGCTGATCAAATGACCCAAAGACGGGTTAGCCATTGCCCATGCTTTACGATCCCAGATGTCACAGAAGTCAGGTGCGCTGTATTCGTAAAAGCCTAAGCTCTTAGGTGGTTTGTTTAAGCAGGCTTCGTGCAGATCGTTAAGCACTTTACTAAATGCATCACCTGCATTGCTAGTAAATAATCTTTGGCTATTCTTACGCGCTAAAGTCACGCTCTTAGCAGCATCCATTGCAGCTTCAGACACCTCGCGTAGCTCATCAATCCAAAGGAAGTCACAGGTGCGCCCTCTCGCGCCATCGGATGTCGCAGCAGCCACTTCTAACTGTGCTCCAGATGCAAGGATGATTCTCTCATCGCCATTAGTCCTGCGAATGCCCTTCTTGATGTCTCCATCCTTTAGCTGCACTCTGAGGAAGTCGTTACGCTCGATGATGTCTGCCATGATGTTAAACGACTTCATTGCCATAGCTCTATTAGAGGACATGATTAAGATGTCCTTCTCACCGAAGCAGAATAGCCCTGCTAACGCACGCATTCGTGCAAGATGGCTTTTTCCTGACTGCCTAGCGATCAGCAACAGGCTTGTCTTACGGATGAATTGATCAGAACTGTCCACAGAGCATAAATCATTGAGGATAAGTTTTTGCCAGCCGAGTAATGGCTGACCTATGCGCTCTGCAAGCTCTGCAACCTGATCGCCTTTAGTTTTGCCCTTCAACCACGGGCTGTGAAGGCGTGGCTTCAAATCCCCAACTAGCTTCTTGGATCTTTTGGGTTTATCTGTCATTGAATCGGGTCAGGTCTGGACTTAAACGGACTGTCTTGGACTGGCTCGGACTGTGTCGGAGAGAGACAGTTTGAAAAGACAGGGGGGGTGAACCTCTTACCTAAAAAAACAGCCTGTGAGCGTGAACCTTTCGCGCTGTTGCACGACTGGCATGCACTCACACAGTTCTCTGGATTAAAGGCTTGGTCAGGTGCGTGCTTAATACTGAGCACATGATCCACAGTTGTGGCATCGCCTTGACAGTAGGCACAGGTATAGTTATCCCTAGCCAGTATCGTCAGGCGGAATGCACGCCATCGTCTACTGTCTCTAGGATCATTAACTCGTCTAGTGTTAAGTGCCATTAGATCTCATCATAACAGTTGCCGCATACCCACCATGCATAGACTTCTATTAGCTCTGACTCTGGAGTCTCGCTATTACATCGACTGCACTTAACAGTAGCTTCTAAATCTAATGCCAATTCTTTAACTTCCAATGCTCATAAGCCTTACATGGTGTGGAGTATCTGTGCTCTATGTAGGACAAGCCCCATCG